ACGGTTAGTCATGGACGCGCAAACTGTCGCCGTCATCGCCATCGTTCTTGCTGCTGGCAGTGAGATCATTGCGATCAGCCCGCTGAAGTCCAACAGCTGGATTCAGCTGCTGCTGCAGGCTGCGCGGCTGATGTTCCCGAAGCGCCGCTGATCGTGGCCAACACTGCGCCGATCACCCTCGAGTCGCTGTTTCGTTACTACAAGAACCAACCGCATCAGGCTGCAGCGATCCAGCAGCTCGAGCAGGACCTGGCCGTGAACGGCTACGCCGCCGCGATGCGTCGTGATCGGACGTGGTTCGCCACCTGGAGCCAAGACGGCAAGCAGGTTGATCTGAGCGATGCGCTGAAGCTGATCCAGCAGTTTGAGGGCTGTCATCTCGATGCTTACCCTGATCCGCTGAGCGGCGGCGAGCCGTGGACGATCGGCTGGGGCACGACACGCTACGGCGACGGCCGCAAGGTCAAGAAAGGCGACAAGCTAAACCGGGTCGAAGCCGACATGCTGCTGCGGCAGGAGGTGGACCGGATCGCTGCCAAGCTGCGCGAGACGGTGCCCCACTGGCGCGAGATGGCCGACCACCAGCAGTGCGCGCTGGTCAGCTTTTCCTATAACCTGGGCAGTGGCTGGTACGGCTCGACCGGGTTTGAGACGATCAGCCGCGAGCTGCGTGAGAAGGACTGGGATGCAGTGCCGGCCGCGTTGCTGCTCTACCGCAACCCCGGCACCAACGTCGAGGCTGGCCTAAGGCGCCGCCGCGAGGCTGAAGGCAAGCTATGGGCAAAGGGACACCTGAAGGTGGTTGAGGTTGAGCGGCAACCTGCCAAGCTCACGCCCGCCAGCTCGTTTGATCTGCGGATCACGCCGCACATCCGACTGGGCGAGTTCGCGCTTGATCAGGAAGCGCGCCGCTTCGACCATCAGCATCAGCTGGACACCGCCGCCGAACTGGCGGCATTTCTCGAGCGGGTGCGGATAGCGTTCGGCGGCAAGCCGATCGTGATCACCTCTGGTTACAGGCCGCCAGCAATCAACCGACAGGTTGGTGGCGCCAGTGGATCAGAGCACCTCTATGACGCGCCCAGCGTCGGCGCGGTGGACTTCTTCATCCATGGCGCTGACATCAACAAGGTGCAGGCATGGGTGGATCGAGAGTGGCCGTTCAGCGTCGGCTATGGCGCGCCTAAGGGCTTCATCCATCTGGGCATCCGCAAGGGCCGGCCTAGGGTGCGCTGGCCGTATTAAGCGGCCAGTCGGAGCAAACGGGCGTGAGCCTTGTTTTCTGAATCGGTGACCCATTCCAAATTGTCTACCCGATTATTGGTTGGATCTCCATCAATGTGGTTGACCTGCGGTTTGCAGTCAGGGTTTGGGATAAATGTTTCCGCAACCAAACGATGAACTTTTACCATTTTTTGCTGCATTGGCGCAGGCTTAAGGTTGTAAACCAAATAACGCCTGTCATTACCGGCCTTGCAACGCGATGGTTTTAATATCCGTGGGGTGCGCCGAGCAAAGCTGATGCAGCGACCCCAATTACTGATCACATAAAAGCCCTGAAAACCCGGCACGGGCTGCCATACTTCTTGCATCGCCTGGTGATTGCAGGTGGTCACGCTCTAGGGGCTGCAACCCGCTAGAGCACCTCAATCTTAGCTGTATTGAGCCTTGCGATCCTGATCGGCGCTTCGGCTGGATCGTCGAGCGGAATCATCCGATAGTCATCGACGCCATGGCGCTCAGCCCAATGCTGCGCGGCGATGTGGGTCGGGAACGGCCCGACGTGCCAAGGGCCGAGGTCGAGGATGTAAGTCATGGGTGGGTGGTGTAGCTGGCGGATCATAGGAGGTTGATACGGTCGCGCCCGTTACCGTTGGGGCAGCAGCGGCCAACCGATGCAGGCGTTCATCGTCGAGGTCAAGGCCACCGTTGTGGTGCGCTCAGACGCTGACCCTGAGAACCTACCCGCTGATGTCTACAGCCGCATAGCGGAACACGTTCACGACGACGACGACATCCTGAGCCTTGAGGTTCAGGCCATGCCCCTGCCGCCGGATCTCAGTGGACAAAGCGCACATTGATGGCACTAGACTTGTCACTCGACGCTCAGCGCGCGATCAGGTCCTACTCGCCTGGAACTATCGCTGTGCCTACTGCGGCGATGAGCTAGGACGCATCCCGACGCTTGACCATGTCATCCCCAAGGTGCACGGCGGCCTGACGGTGCGGTCCAACATGGTCGCCTGTTGCCTCGGCTGCAACAGCCGCAAAGGCCACAAGCCATGGGTCGATTGGTATCGCGCCCAGCCGTTCTGGTCGGCGTTCAGCGAGTGGGCGATTGCCCAGTGGCTAGGGCAAGATTTTGCTCAGCAGCAGGATGACCAGGGCACAGATCAGCCAGTACATGGCGGCTAGGTAGACCAGCGTCATCGGGCTAGCAGATGATCCAGATACAGCTCAGCCTGCCATAGGTCGCTCGAGTAGCGGCACATGCCGTGGGCACAGCTGCGGTAGTACAGCTCACCGCCGCCTTCTGGTTCTAACGTCTCGATCCAGCCGCCATCGCGGTCAATACGGCTCAGCACCTGCGCTTCGCTCATGGCCGCTGATCCAGTCCTTCAGCTCGATCACATACTGCCGCAACTGTTCAGCTTGCAGAAGATGCCAGCGGTCTCCTGTCTGGAAGAACAGACGGTTGTGCCGATCGATCGCGGCTAGGCATTCCTTGATCAGTGGGCACCACGGCTCACGCGTGGCGGTCACCCATTCGCGCGGCATGGCTGGAACATCTCACAGCGCGGCGCATAGCGGCCGCCGCTGCGCTTCGCTTCTGGCAGGTTCAGGTCGCACCCCTGAATGCGCATATCCCATTGCAGGCAGTCCCAGCACATGCGCGGCGCATCAGCAGGACGCAACTGCGTCACCGCCATCCGGTAGACCGATTGCGCCCGCTCGAGCGCCGTGGGCAAGTGAACGGTGCCTGTATCAGTCTTGATCTGCAGCTCAGGCTTTGGACCCAGCACGACATGAGCCTGCCAGTTGCGGGAGCTGCAGGTGCACACCAGCAGCAAACGGCCGGCGTACAAGCTGATCATTCGCGTTCGCCGTAAGACGGCTGGTGATAGATGCGCTCAAGCTGCATCGACAACGGCTCGTCATCGTCTGGCATGAGCAGCAGATCCTGAGCGATCACCATGGCCAGCTCGTCATCCTCGAGCGCCGACCATGAGATCAGGGTGCTGTTGATCGGCTTGGCGATGACGAGCGACATCCGCGGGCTGCGGTGCAGAAGCCGCAACGCCCAGCGCTCGAGCCAGTTGAGGTGGGGCAGTTTCATGGCTCCATGGTGCCGATAAGGCGGTCCAGATACCACCGGGCTTTCATTAAGGATTGCGCGCCGCCCTTGTGCCGTTCGCGCCAGACGTACTTCAGAATGTTGCCTTTGCAGTAGCCGCGGAACTCATCGAGCGCCAGCGCCGCCTGGATCGCGTCGATGCACTCGATCTCGCTTTGGTTGTAGTGGTCGGGATGGTTGATCAGATCAGACATGCCCCAGCTGCATGGCGCGATCGCGCGTGAAGTCGTCAATAGTCTGCACGCAAGCAGCCACGTTGTAGATAACGTCGCTGTCAGGCGATGGTCCTTTGCGTCGATAATGCTCGCCAGGTTTGAGCCGGCCAGACTCGCGCCACCGGCGCAACGTGCGTACAGAGATGCCTAGCTCGCGAGCCGTCTGATGGCTCGACATCCAACGGATCAAAGCCATTTGCCCCTCAGCAAGAACTGCCGGCAGATGCGGATGCATTGCTGCGCGTGCTTATCGGCCAGATGGCTTTCGGCCTCGCCAATCGCCAGCACGCAGGCGGCGTGAAGGTCGGCGTAATCGGTGTCGCGGAAGTTGGCCGCGATGTCGCGGCTGAACTCCTGCCACAGCCCGGTGTAGGTGCCGCAGGTTCGGCCGCTCGCGTGATACAGAGCTTCAAGCATGTCGGAGCGTTGCTGTTCGAGTTGGCTGCTGTTCAGCATGGTTCGAGGGCTTGGCGGATCCTGAGCAGTTCAGCGCAAATCGCGCTCACCTGCGGCACGGTAGGACCGCTCCGCAGCTCGTCCACCCTTGCAGTCAGCAGCAGCTGCAGCCGACGGCGTTCTTCCAGCTGGCCGGCATTGAACATGCTCGAGTCGCTGATCAGGGCCTCAAGCTTGGCGCGGATGTGGTCGGTCATGGCAGCACATCCACCGTCGCGTTCGGCCAACGGTTCTGGGCGTACCGCAGCGCGTGGCGTTTGGTTTCGGCCTGCGTGATCCAGACCATCGGCTGCGTGTGAGCTTTGCGAACCAGCACGCGGTACTCGCGCGTCTGAGCGCCATGCCGCGGCCGGCTGATGCCTTCGCCGTGTTTGCTGTCGTCTGGTTCTTCATGCCATGCCCATGGGAGCATGGCGCCGATCGTGTCAGTCATGGGTTGCAGGGTCGGTGACGGTTTCAGGGTTAAGCCATTCGATCTCAGACCACCAAGGCAGCCAACCGGACTGCTCGGCAATCTGTTTGGCTTCGGTCAGGGTGTGCGCCATGATCGCCTCGATCACGTTGGCGCTGCGAATCTGAAAGTAGAAGCGGCGGGGTGTCATGGCTTCACCCCCTGATGGCAGGCAGGGTGCTGGTAATGCACTTGCATTGCCTGATCGCGGCCGACGCTGATGCCGACGGCATACATCATGAACAGCAGCGCCAAGGCGGCGAAGCGGTTGATCCAAGGATTGGTGGTCATGGTGGTGTGGGTGGTGGTGGGCAGCCCCGAAGGGCTCAGACGACGGCGACAAGGCGGTCCTTGCCCATCCGCTTCTCCCAGGTAGTGCCGTCGTTGTTGGCGAATTGAGCGATCACTTGGGCTTTGGTCTCCTTGACAAAACCAACGAAGGTGTGGGTATAGCCAAAGTTCCAGATGGTCACGTCGCCGGCTTGAAGCTGACCGGCGGGCTTGCCCTTGCAACGGCCGACGGATTGGATTTGAACGGTGGCGGTGGTCATGGTTGGCGGTGGGTGGGGAAGCTCTCGCCTCCGGTCCCCTAACAATACACCGCAGACGGCGCACTGTCACCCCTCGCCGTCACATTGCTTTGCATTGCGCCGCAGTTCGACGGCTTCCGACCTTCGACGGTTGGCGTCCAGCAGATTCTGGATTGAGTCCTGCGCTTCCTCATGGCTTGCCCCGATGCGGACCATGCCAGTGATCACCTCGGCCGGCACGCGCAGGACGGGCTTCCGCTGGAGTCCTGACGACCAGCCGACCGCATACTTGGGCACCTCTACCTCGACCGTGAACCAGACATGGCCACAGTCGCCACAGACACGCTTGCGAACGATCTGATCATCCATCTGGCCATTGGTGACCGGGACCTTGTGGTTCTTGCTGCGACAGTCTGGGCAAATCATGGGCAACATGGGACAACTGCCCCAGATCGATGGACTTCGGAAAATGGATGCAGGTCGAGATCCCAGCAGAGCGGCTGTTCAAACTTGAAAGCAACTGCCGCGGCCTAGCCGAACATGGCACCGTCGGCGAGCTGGCAGCGCAACTGCTACGGCAGAACTACCGCCAGCAAGAAATGCTCCAAGCGGCGGTCCATGAGATCGCGCGATTGGAGCTGATGATCCTGAATCAGAACACGTCGGCCTGAGTGGCGGCCGGCGCGGGTGCTGGTGTCGATCCGTATGGCTGGTCGGCCGCAGCTTCCTCGATCGCCTTCTGCGTCTTGTAGTCCGGCTCGATCGACATCGACACATAGGCATCACCGCCGCCTTGTGGCTCCTTGCGCCAGCCGCTGATGCGCATCGGGATGTTCCCCCGATCGTTCGGCTGCGCGTTCATCAGGTAGTTGGCCAGCGCATAGGCCTGGTCGGCCGGCACGCTGATCACCCCGTCATACATCGGATAATTCTTGGACGCGTCGAAGCGATCGCCCAGACGAGCGCGCAGCTTCTCTTCAGTGTTGCGAAACAGTGCGCCGTTTGCTTTGAAGCTCATGTTTGATCGTGGGTAATGGTGTTGGCCTTTTCGTATTGCTCCACCTCGGCCAAGGGGTAGAGCACGAATCCAGGGGTTCTGAAGTAAGGCGGACCTTTGCCCGCCTTGCGCCATCGCATCAGCGTGTCGGGGTGCAGCCCCCAACGCTCAGCCAGCTGGGGACCGGTCAGATAATCAGAAGAGTTCATCGCTGACCACCTCCACCGGTTCAGGCTCAGGCTCGACGGCGATCTGCGCGTTCAGATCGTCGAGGCTCGTCTTAGGCAACTCAGGCTCGGCCGTGCGCACCTTGACCGGCTCGATGTCCACCACTTCCTCCTGGCTTTGCATCCCCAGCAGCATGTCGCTGGCGTACAGCCTGCCCCAGAACGCCGCGGCCCGGTAACGAATCATCAGCTCAGGCATCGTCTGCCACTTGCTGCCCGATTTGGTCGCCCATCCTTCTTTCTTGGCCATCGCCATTGTGATGGTTGGCCCCTTCAGCTCCTGCCCACTGGCAAGATCGCTGGCGATCGCATAGCAGGCAAGGCTGTCGCCTTCGCCGCTGATCTCAAACCGCAGCGGGCTGAACCGGCCAGAACCATTCACCATCGCGATGATGAAGCTGCTGGACCAGCTCGGCCGGCCGTGGATCACATGCAGGTGCTGCATCGCCAAAAACGGGCTGATGCCCATCCGATTGGCGATCTCAAGCGCGACCAGGCAGTTGGCAAAGCCCTGCTGTCCTTGGAACTGCGGCGGGATCAGGGTGCTGCTAGCCAACGCCTTGGCGATGCGCTGGGCATCCTCGAAGGCTTGAATGCCCGAAAAGACGGAGCCGGCCGGTTGGGTGGTGGTGAGTGCTGTTGATTCGGTCATTGGTCTGCAGAAGTCAAAAAGTTTTCAACATAAAAATCAAGATCTCTCATTGCGTTTCTAAGCTCATTATCAATCCATGTTAAAAGGTGTTTTTCAAAAAATGTTATCTTGTGCCCAGCCACATTTTTGTGAATATCCATTGACCACTTTCTTAAGTTTTTTACATTTTCATAAAGCTCTTGAAATTGTTCATCATTTGATAAGCGCTTATACGCTTGAGAAGTAAACATAATCAAAACTCTTGAATGTGTTCAGGTGATGCGCTGAGCGGAACCGAGCCATCAGCCCGCGGCCGCATCCATGCAGGCAGGCTGAGCGGCTCGATCTGATCGCTGTAACTCGGCCACACGTCAGCCGCCTTGCAGGTGGCGTAAACCTCAAGGTCGCGCGCAGCCGTCTCGGCGCCGATCTGGATCATCTCCGCATCGGCTGCCATGACTGACACAGCGAACGGCGGCTTCTTTTCGACACAGATGAAGATGAACTGATCCGGCCGGTGGCCCGTCGCGGCCTCGATGCCGCTCATATACCACGCTGCCTGGACGTGATAGCGATAGTTCGCCACGCTGCGCTGAAAGCCCCGCGGGCTGGCGTCCTCAGTTGTCTTCAGGTCAACGATCAGGTTGCCGTCGTTGGTCAGCCAGTCTGGCCTGCACTTGCATTCGACGCCAGTGGTGGCATCGGTCCACATGTGCGTGGTCTCAGCCTTGCCCTGCCAATGCAGCAGCATGGCCGCGGCAGGATGCCGCCAGACGGCCTCAGCCATGCGGCTGATCGTGGCGCGATCATCGGCACTAATCAGCTCGCAGCCAGCAGCCTCAGTCTCGAAGTCAAGCCAGCGGGCTTTGCCTTCTTTGGTGCGGCGGTCAACTGACGGCGCCGTGATGTAGCGGTTCTCAAACTGATCGGCCTCGAGCGTCAGCGTGTGCACGGCAGTCCCAAGCCGCATCGCAGCGGTCGGTTCAGTCGGCACGCGATTTGGGTCGAGGTAGCGCGCCCAGTAATGCAGCGGGCTGCGAGCGATCAGGTCAAGCCCTGACTTGCTCACGGACGGATGCGCGTGATAGTCGGCGTTCTCCATGGGAGATAGCGAGTTACGGCTCGATGCTAGCACTTGCGCCCATGTGCTGCTAGGTTCGCAACGTTGCCGCGATCCATGACCTACTCCGACTTCCTAGCTTCCAAGTCCACTGCCTGCCCTGCGGTCGGTTTCGATCCGCAGCAATTCACCGCTCCGCTGTTCCCGTTTCAACGGGACATCGTGACCATGGCCTGCCGCGTTGGCAGGTTCTGCATCTGGGCCGACTGCGGCATGGGCAAGACGGCCATGCAGCTCGAATGGGCGCATCAGGTGCATCAGCACACAGGCGGCAACGTGCTGGTGCTGGCACCACTAGCCGTGGCACACCAGACCGTCCGCGAGGGCAGCAAGTTCGGCATCCCTTGCGCGTTTGCTGCAACCCAGGGCGAGGTCAAGCCCGGCATCACGATTACCAACTACGAGAAGCTCAGCCACTTCGACCCGAGCGGCTTCGCTGGCGTGGTGCTCGACGAGAGCAGCATCCTCAAGGCGTACACCGGCAAGATCCGCAATCAGATCATTGAGTCGTTCGCGCAGACGCCATTCCGGCTGGCCTGCTCGGCCACGCCAGCGCCCAACGATCACATGGAGCTGGGCAACCATGCCGAGTTCATCGGTGTGATGACCAGGACCGAGATGCTGGCCATGTTCTTCGTCCACGACGGCGGCGACACCAGCAAGTGGCGGCTTAAGGGGCACGCACAGTCCAAGTTCTGGGAGTGGGTCTGCAGCTGGGCGGTCACGATCCGCAAGCCGTCAGATCTGGGCTACGACGACGGCAGATTCATCCTGCCTGACCTGCAGATCAATGACTGCACGGTTGAGACACCACGCGAAGCCATGGCGGACGACGCTGGCCAGATGGCACTGTTCGCCATGGAAGCCCGCACCCTGAGCGATCAGCGGCACGTGCGCAAGGCATCTCTGCAGATGCGCGTTGATGCAGCCGCTGCCCTGGCCAACAACAGCACTGAGCAATGGCTGATCTGGTGTGATCTCAACGATGAATCCAAGGCGCTCACTGCTGCTATCGATGGCGCGGTTGAGGTGTCAGGCAGTGACAGTGACGATCACAAGCAGCAGGCCGCGATCGACTTTCAGGATGGCAAGATCCGGGTACTGGTCAGCAAGCCCAGCATCTTCGGCTTCGGCCTCAACTTCCAGGGCTGCCACAACGTCGCCTTTGTTGGCCTGTCCCATAGCTACGAGGCGTTCTATCAAGCGATCCGCCGGTGCTGGCGCTTTGGGCAGCAGCACCCGGTTAACGCGCACATCATCTACGACGTGGCCGAGGGTCGCGTGATCGAGAACATCCGCCGGAAGGAAGCGGACAGCATCGCAATGGCTGAGTCAATGGTCACCATCATGAAGCAAACCACCATGGAACAACTCAAGAAGATCCAGCGCCAGGTTGCGCCACACATCACTGAGCACAAGACCGGCGACAACTGGGACATGTACATGGGCGATTGCGTTGAAAGCATCAAGCAGCTCGACTCAGACAGCATCCACTACAGCATCTTCAGCCCGCCGTTTGCGTCGCTGTACACCTACTCCAACAGCGACCGCGACATGGGCAACAGCCGCAACGACCATGAGTTCTTCGATCACTTTGTCTACCTGGCCAATGAGCTGCATCGCGTGCTGATGCCTGGCCGATTGATCAGCTTCCACTGCATGAATCTGCCCAGCAGCAAAGAGCGCGACGGCTTCATCGGTGTGAAGGACTTCCGCGGCGACATGCTGCGCATCTTCCAATCCGCTGGCTTTGTCTTCCATTCAGAGGTCTGCATCTGGAAGGACCCCGTCACTGCCATGCAGCGCACCAAGGCGATCGGCCTGCTGCACAAGCAGATCCGCAAGGACTCAGCCTTGAGCCGCCAGGGCATCCCTGACTATCTGGTCACGGTGCGCAAGCTGGGCGACAACCCTGAACCATGCGCAGGGCCGTTTACTGAGTTCGCCGGTGAGAACCCACCAGTCAAGACAGGCGACGCCATCAAGGACAGCATCAACATCTGGCAACGCTACGCCAGCCCAGTGTGGATGGACATCAATCCATCGGACACCCTGCAATACCGCAGCGCCCGCGCCAACGACGATGAGCGGCACATCTGCCCGCTGCAGCTCGAGGTGATCCGTCGTGGCCTGCAGCTATGGAGCAATCCAGACGATCTGGTGCTGAGCCCGTTTGCCGGCATCGGCAGCGAGGGCTACGTCAGCCTGCAGATGGGCCGCCGGTTCGTTGGCTTCGAGCTGAAGCCCAGCTACTTCAACTGCGCAGTCAAGAACCTGAACGATTGCGAGGCCACCACACAGGCAGCGCTGCTGTGACCGATCTCCGCCCCTACCAGCACCGCGCGATTGACGATCTCCGCAATGCCTACCGCTCATGCGCTCGTGCCCCGCTACTGGTGGCCCCCACCGGCGCAGGCAAGACCGTGATTCTCGCGGCCATCACCGCCAGCGCCACAGCTCGCGGCCGCAAGGTGCTCATCCTTGTGCATCGTCGTGAGCTGATCCATCAGGCCAGCAGCAAGCTGGCCGCCGCCGGTGTTGAGCACGGCATCATCGCGGCTGGCATCGAGCCATCGCAGCAGCCGGTGCAGGTCGCGTCCGTGCAGACGCTCGTGCGCCGGCTGGCCACACTCGACTGGGAGCCGTGCCTGATCATCATCGATGAGGCACACCACGCCGCTGCTGGTTCGTGGTCCAGCATCCTGGGCCACTGGCCTGGTGCGCTGCGCTTGGGCGTGACCGCCACACCCTGCCGCCTTGATGGCCGCGGCCTTGGCGACAGCTTCGATGCGCTCATCGAAGGACCATCGGTGCAGATGCTCACATCTGCCGGTTACCTATCACCTGCGCGGATCTTTGCGCCGCCCATCGTGGCCGATCTGTCGCAGCTGCGCCGCCGGGCTGGTGACTACGCCAACGATCAGGCCGCGGCCGCCATGACCCGGCCAACGGTCACCGGCGATGCGATCAGCCATTACCAACGCCTGGCAGGGGCACAGCAGGCGATCGCGTTCTGCTGCAATGTCAACCACGCCGCCTCAGTTCGAGACTCATTTGAGACATCAGGGATCAACGCAGCGCTCCTACTGGGCGGCACGGCAGATCGGGATGCCGTGGTTGCTGCGTTTGCAGCTGGCACCATCCGCGTGCTGGTGACCGTTGACGTCGTCTCTGAAGGCTTCGACATTCCGGCCGCCAGCGTTGCCATCCTGCTCAGACCAACCCAGTCGCTCGGCCTATATCTCCAACAGGTCGGTCGCGTTCTGCGGCCAGCGCCAGGCAAGGATGCCGCGATCATCCTCGATCACGTTGGCAATGTCACCCGGCACGGGTTCCCCGATCAGATCCGGCAGTGGTCGCTCGAGCATGGTGCCCGGCGTGCAGGTGGCACAGAACCCGCGCCATCGGTGCGGACCTGCCCAGCCTGCTTCGCGGCGTTCAGGCCGGCGCCTCAGTGCCCGATCTGCGGAGCCAGCTGCGCACCAGAGCCGCGCCGCGCCATGCAGCAAGTGGACGGCGAACTCAAAGAGCTGAAGCGAATCGATGTGCAGCTGCGCCGCCGCGAGCAAGGCAAAGCCCAAACTCTCCAGCAGCTCATCGCCATCGGTCATGCCCGCAACATGCGCAACCCCGTAGCGTGGGCCAAGCATGTGCTCTATGCCAGGTCGGTGAAGGGGCGATGACGATGCGAGTCCTCGTTGCCTGCGAGTACAGCGCCCGCGTTCGCGATGCGTTCCGCAGCCATGGACACGATGCATGGAGCTG